CGGGCCTTCGTTTTTCTCCACGATAATCATGCGATAATACCTCCAATCACAATGTACTCAACAACGGCAGACGATGCGCTGCCGGTGTAAGCCAGTTTAAATCCGTTGACCTGTTTGTCGGAGACCACGACTTCGCCGGGATTTCCGACCGCAGTCTTGATCTGGGCAATGACCGCGTACTTGGTGTTTTTCTGGTTTGTGGCCAGAGCTACGGTCTGCTGGCTGTTATTGAACGGGTAGGACGCCGTATTGGTCAGCGACTTTTCGCCGTTTTCACAGACAGGCGCGTCGGCTTCGTTCTGCCATTTGTGCTGCCGGAAAGCGTTCAGCAGGATGGAAAAGGCGATATCCTTGTCCAGGTTCTCATCGTCAACGCCTTTGGCAAGCGCTGCCAGATCCTCCTGGAGCTCTGTGACATCGCCGGTGATTCCTGAGAGCAGCTGATCGGCATACGCCATGGCTTTTTTCAGCGTAAGGAGATCCATGCCTTACACCTCCCGCCACACGTCATCCGGTCCCAGCAGATAGGTTTTGCTCAGATCCTGCAGATATGCGATGCTTCCGGCTGATGCCCTGTTTTCCACAGGACTTGAGCTTTTCGGAAGGTTCGCCACATCAGCAGCAGCGGTGATGATGAACTCGCGGTAATACTCGTCCCGGCCGGGACCTCCGCGGACTACCTGCTTAATCATCTGTCAAAACCTCCAATCACCGCGTATGTGACCTTCACACTGGAAGCGCTCCCGGTGAATGCCATCTTGAAGCCGTTGGTCTGCCGTTCCGAGACTTCAATGTCTCCAGCGGGACCGCCTGTCGCTTCCACCTTGATCACTTCCACAATGTAGTTCAGGTTGTCCCTCGTGATCGTCAGCGGAACCGTCACGATGGAGTTATTGAACGGGAACTCCTGAGTGTTCGTCAGGGTCTTCACGCCGGTTTCCTGGTCGGTAGCCTTTTCAAGGGCTTCGATCCGCCAAAGATTATGGCGCTGCGCGAGCAGGATCTGCTGTGCGCCGACATGGGCGTCCAGGATCCCTTGCTCCATATTGTTGAAGTTGGCTGCGTTCTGGGGCGTGCCTTCAACATACACTTCACCCCTGACCTTAGTATGGGTGATCGTACCGTCAGGATTCGCGGACTCCGTATACCGGTTCTCGTACTGATCGGTTTCGTCCACCCAGTTTGTCCAGATGTACATCAGCTTTCCTCCTCCGTGATTTCAAAGTCAAACCACTGCAGCAGGTTCGTATCCGCTGTTTCGATCACCACGTTGACGGATTTAACGGCCCAGACCTGATTATCCATATTTATCAGCCGGACGCCGGTGATCGTTGTGGCGACTCCCGGAGAAATCTGCACCTTAATCCGGGCAATGCCCGTATTGGTGACTTCTTTGCTCACAAGAGCCGCATCGTACCAGGAGCCGCCCCGCTGGTACTGTGCTTTGTAGATCCGCTTGACAATGTAGTTCCGCAGATCACTGAAGGCTGCAGCTTGCAACATGGTCTATCACCTCCCTTAGAATAGTGAATTGAGCGACGTTCCGCATTTCCGGATGCCGTAGCCGACAGAAACGGAGGAAGCTTCGACTTCCATGCCGCCGTCAGCCCGATCCCCATGAGTCGAATAATCCGGATGCGTTCCGGCGGTCACCATTCCGGTAACAGGAACGTGATACTTCGGACTTCCGGATTCGGACTCAATCACGATATCCTCATAGGACTTATCGCCGTGAGTGGAAACCCGGGGGATCGTACCGGCAGAGGGAACGTGGTATTTGGTGTTCCATTTGTCGGTCTTGATGACGATGCCGCACCGGATTCTCAGAATGGGATATCCGTCAATGTGCGCCCGGACCGGCTTGAAGATGTCGATCATCCGGACCGCTTTGTTGAACGGAACCGTTCCTTGCGTATCCAGGCTCAGAAGAACCCGGAAATATCCAGGATCGCCACCCCATTCGTACCATTCCTCAACGATGGTATTGGGCCATACAGACTGCAGAGCTGTTTCGACCGCTGCCACGGTTCCGAGTCTTTCCCGGACGTGCCAGTTGGTTTTGATCTGCCGGCGCTTCGATTCGATGGGACCATCGTAATCGTACCAGTCCACCTTGCAGTCCTTGGCCAGAATATCCAGGAGACTTTCATCCAGCTCATCAATGTTCTGGAAGATCGCAGGTGACCCCACATTCACCGCGTTGTCTCCGAGTATCCAGCCGATCAGCTTCGCCAGGTCATACATGCCCTTGTCCCGGGCCAGTACGCCAGGCAGCACGCTGAGCATGCTTTCCTGAGTGATTCCCTTACTCATCTTCATAGCCCCCATTCGTGAGGGTTACGGTGCCGATCTTGGCCAGCTGCGGAATGTAGTCCTCCGGATCTGCCGTGTTCGGATCCTCGACTGTTCCGTTCTTCAGCACGGTGTAGGTCGGGGAAGTGATCACGGTCCGCTTTGCGCCGGCGTCAATCACCAACTGGTTCAGTTTGGAAGGGTTGATGTCCCGCCCGATCCGTCCGTTCTCCCAGGCGATGAATTCCTGCACGGCGGCTTCCACGTTCGCCTGGATCGTCGCGGCGCTTTCGGTGGAATCACGGCTCAGGTAATAGGTCATCGTGATGTTGTACGTGACTTCCTCCGCGTCCTCCACGCTGACCTGATCCGTCAGCGGCCGGATTTCCTCATCGTTGCAGGCTGCCAAGATCGCGGCCTTCATCTCGGAGGATGCCAGGCTGCCGTCCTTCATGACTGCGTATATGTTCACGACACAGGGAGACGGGGAATTGACCACGATGTCCCGGATATCGGTGGACACGCTCTTCGCGTAATACTCATATGCTCCTCTGGCGCCTGCCGATGTATAGGCATCCTGGCCGAGCAGCAGCAGGTCATAGAACTCATCGTCCGTGGGAACATCGCTCCCGCCGTCCGACATCGTGGTATTGGTCACGCTGGTATAGTACGCGAACAGGTCTACACAGGTGCTCAGCTGCCCGGCTTCGTACCCGTTCCCAATGGTGCCGGCGGTCTCGCAGGTAGCGGACACCGTAACCGTGGTTTCCCCGGGCGTAACGTACACATCCTCGTCGGTTACGAACACGATCGAGTGATCCGTTGTCGTAACCCGTGTGCCCACCGGAACGAGCACTGAGAAGGTTTGCTCTTCGGAGATGGTGAACTCGAGTGTGACGTGCGCCGGTTTGGCCGCAGGGCGCTCCTTGATAAAGAAGATCTGCGCCAGGTTGTCCAGGCCGGTACCGACCGCCTTGCTCGGGATGTTCTGATTCCCGGCGAAGTTGATCTGTTCGGCCAGCAGCACCATGGCAGCGGATACCCACTGGATGAACAGCTTCTCCGGGCTGGCCGGGTGCACCGTGCGCTGGGTAATTTCCTCATACTTCGCGGTCAGCTTCTCCACCATGGTCTGCGGATCGGCGTTCACGAAGATGTACGGTGTCGTATCCCTACTCAATGTCGCTCACCTCCAGAACAGGATTCAGGATTCCCTGCATGGCTTCCAGCTCGTTCCGCTCAAACCGGATGTTCTCCAGCTGCACGTCCGGCATGTACCGCCGCAGGGCTTCGGTGATCGCCAGCGTCATGGCTGTCTGCGCCGCGTTCACCGGCATGTGCAGATATTCGTTGCTGACGCCGAAGTCCCGGTACAGAGGGCATTCGCCCTGGATCGTGCAGATCAGGATGTAAAGCTCCTGGACCTTCGCTTCCGTTTCTGTCTTCGGGGCAAGCGTCAGCTCGCGCTTCTGCCGTGTGTCAATGATGATCATGCCCGTGGCCCCCTCTCTATGGATCTTCCTTCAGGCTGATCGATGCCTTGTACTCTCCCGGCGTACCGTCCTTGTAAAAGAATTCCGTGTTGAACGTCAGGCTCTCAATGACCCATCTGTTCCGGAGCGGCCAGGTGCCGAGGACGAATACCATGGATTTGCCTTTTTCCATCAGATCTGTCAGCTTCTTCCTCCATGTCTCCGGATTCTCTCCGAACCATGCGGAAAACATCGCTTCAAAGGTGATGGTCTCCGGTTCCGAACCGGTAAACTCAATGATGCCTTTCTTGGCCACCAGCTTATGGGTGGCGAAGTTGGCCTTGTTGGACCGTGACAGGTTTTTGATGGTCCGGTAGGTTTCACTGGACACCTCAAACGTCACGTCTCCGAGCATTCCGGTAATCATCTGATACACCCCACAATATATCCGTGACTGTCACTCCCGGAGGGGAAAAGGCAGATCGCACGGTCATTGATGCGCGGCCACCACTGCAGGTACGGGATCTCGGTCTCGTTCCATACAATGCTGTGGCGGTGCGAGCCGTCCCAGTCCGTCTCATCGCCGGTCAGGTTCCCGCCGAGGGAGTCTAAGATATCGCCCCACTTTTCAGCGATATGGTGCTTATGGGTCGAATACTGCGTGTTCCATGTATGCGTCATCTTCCAGACCGGGGTCTGAGCGATCTGCAGCCAGTCGCTGATGATGCCCTGGGAAGTGAACCGCACCCGGGCCTTGTTTCCTTTGACGTCCACCACCGTGCCGATCCGGACGATCTCGCCGTGGCCCATGGTGTAATCATCGTATCCCTTGCCGGAGTGCTGGCTCACATCGCCGCCGACCTTGATTTCAGTGGTGTACCCGCTGGAGGAAAGCTTGTGCTTCACGCACTTGATCGGATGCTTTCCGTCCCAGTAGCCAAAGCCCACCAGGTCAACGTTCTGTCCGGCCATCAGGCCGGGATTGCCCGGCATGGTGAACGTGGCGCACTCGCCGAACTCGTTCTTCAGCCGGAGCTCCTGCGCGGCGATTTCCTGCGCTTCGCCAGAGCTTTCGACCCGCCGGTTGGTGATCACCAGCTGGTTGTGTTCGCTGTTGTCCGCGTACTTCTCGGACTGTGCCGATCCGGTGATCAGGCCCTTGTCCGGATGCGCGTAGCGCACCAGGCAGGAGTCATAGGAGATATCCCGCGATCCGCATTCAAGGCTCCATTTCGTGTAGGACCCGTCATTGAACCGGATCGTCATTACGCTTGCCGCCCGGGCGTAGGCCGAACTGTCCATCAGGATCATCTGCATGTCGCAGATCTTCAGGCAGATACCGGCTTCCCGGCACAGAGCGCGGAGGAAGGCAAGGTCTGCCATTTCGTCCTGCTCGCGCCGTTCATACGATATGGTTGGCGCGTCATAGACCAGGGACAGCCCGGCCTTTCCGGCGATTTCCCCTGCGATTCCCGCCAGGGTGTAGCCCTCCCAGGCTTTATTCCGCTTCTCATCGCGGATGCCGCCTTTCATGGGAAGAGATGTCGCTTTGATCGTGACGGTGCTGGGCGGCCCTCCGGCCTTCAGGCTGTCCACATGGAAGGTGCCGGCCTTCTGCTGGACAACCTTTTCGCCCTTCTGAACACCGACCCAGGCTTCAATCCTGAGCCCCCGCACGGTGGCCCCGGCGTAGATGGACTCGGTAAGCCACCGCTGCACCCATTTCCCGTCGTTGTCAGCGACCTTGATCTGCAGATCGTCCGTGGATTCGCTCTCATTGTCCGTGATGTCAATTCCGAGAAGATCCCTCATGACCACATCGGTGCAGTCTACGCCGTCAAATTTCAGCTTCCAGGCCGACCTTCTGGCCAGCTCCTGCTTTCTGATCTGCATTTGAGCATTGTAAACATCTGCATCAGCCAATCCGGATCACCTCACTTTTTCCACGGGGGATAGTATTCCTCGTCCGCTGCGTAATTGTTGAATTCCGGTACAACCAGTTCAATGCCGGCGGAGAAAATCATGATGTCGCTTTTATCCATGTTCGCTTCGATCAGCTGCGCGGTGACGTTCTCCGTTCCGGCCAGCTTATGGGCGATGGAATCCCACATATCGCCCTGTACGGTTTTGTAAGTAGTGGCCATGTCCGTCATCTCCTTACACGTAGGACATCCGCATCCGGTCCGTGATTACGTCTTCCATGACGCTGATGATCTGAGCACGCAGGCGCTGTTCTTCCTCCATCATCACGGCCCTGATCTGCGCTGTGTCCCCTCCGTTCACGTTAAACACGGGGGAGAACTGTACTTCAATGTGCCGACCGCCTTCACCGTTTCCCGCGCCGGAAAGGGCGTTTACGGTCTCGTGAGCGGTAAGGACTTTCTCACCGCCGTGCATCATGACCAGCTCGGGGCCTTCTTCACCGACCAGGTGAAGACCTCTGGCAGCGTAATCAGTACCGATGGCGTTTTCGCCTTCTACGGTAGCGCCCAGATCGTCCGGTTTCCCGTTCTCATGGTAATTGATATTGACGTCCACATCCGCGATGGTGGACAGCGCGGCGTTTACCGCGTCCGCGATGGCCTGCGCCTGCGCGGATGCTTCGCCTTCAGCTGCTCCAAGGGATTCAACATAGGCCGACATCGTGGCTTCCGCTGCGGCTGCCGCTTCGGATCCCTTGTCCAGCTCCTTGACGGTGTTTTCCAGTTCCTCCTTCAGCGCGGCCATGCCTTCGGTGAAGTTGGTCTGCATGTCGGCAATGGTGGAAGCCAGTGTCTCCTTCGCGGCTTCGACCTCCGCGAAGTTTTCGTTGATCTTCTGGATCTCTTCCTCGGAAGCGTTGGCCAGGGTTTTCAGGGAAGCAGCGCTTTCAGCGGAACCGTCAACCAGCTGCTTCGCGATCTCCGGAGCAAGGCCTTTGTCCAGGGCTGTCTGCAGGTTATTGTTGTACTGCGTCCAGTAGGCTTCCTGGGCGTTCATGTTCTTTTCCATTTCGGCCGTGGACTTGCTCTCGGCGCCTTCTCCGACCTCATCGAAGGTTCCGAACCGGCCACCCAGGGCCGCCATGGCGCTGGCCTTGGCTTCATCGTATGCCTTCTTCAGATTTTCCATCTGGGTGATGATGTCACCGACCGCGGCAACGGTGGTCTGCGCTTCGGACTGCGCCGTTGCTCCGGATCCTTCCGCTGCGGCTTTGGCGGCATTCACGGCAGATTCGACCTGACTCATGACCTCGGCAACGATTTCCCCGCCGTTTTCGTAGTTCGCAAAAGCGGCGGTCAGCGTAGCTTCAAGCTCTCCGGATTCGATCGTGCCGTTCTGAAGGCCTTCGACCATGTTCTGAATAAACGCGTTCTGCATGGCCCCGGCTTCTGACAGATTACCCTGATAGAACTGAAGGGTATTGCTGGCGCCGAGCAGGACGCTGTTAAGGCCTTCCTCGGAGATTGCCAGGTTGTTCGCGTCCCGGATCATCATGGTCCATGCGCCGGGAGCGTAATTCTTATCAATGCCGGTAACGAGCTCGATAATTCCTTCCAGCTCGCCTGCAGCTTCCTTGAAGGCTTTGTTGTCCATGAGATCCCCGCCGATGTTCATGTTGGCGATGTTCTGCATCTCAGTGGACAGTTCGGCAATCCGGCCCTTCAGCGCTTCCGGGCCTTCGGTATTCCAGTGCAAGGCAGAATCAAAGGCTTTCTGTGCTTCGGCCACCCTCTGCTGCTCTGCCCTGACGTTCTGCATGGATTTGACATAGGCGTCAGACTGGCTGTAGACGTTTTCCTTTATCTTGCTCTTGGTAACCTCCAGCTCGGCCTTCTTAATGTTTTCGTAGGCTTCGATCTGTCGGTTGAGGGCTTCGGTTTCCTGATCTGTGGCGGTGATAAACCCGTCCGAGGAATCGGCCAGGGATTTGGTGACGTCCTTCAGATGGGCTTTCTTTCCGGCGAGTTCCTCAGCTGCAGCAGCTTCGGCCGCTTCGGCTTCAGCCAGGGCGTTCTCATTTTCCCAGGCTTCCTTCAGCTCTGCCACATCTCCGGAGACGTCCACCGTCTGGGTGACCGTACCGTCGGCGTTGATAACCACTTCTCCGGCGTTGACGGCGGCAACAAATTCCTCCATGGTGGAGTAGCCCAGGGCGGTAATCTGGTCGATGCTGACAGTTGCGGACAGCTTCTGATCCACCTTACCCTGTTTGGTCTGAACCGCCTTGATAAATTCCTTGATCTGATTGATCTGGTAGGGAGTGGCGTTCTCCGCGCCTTCAAGGGCAAGGAGCTGCTTCAGCTCATGCTGTCCGTCAGCGGTGTTGACCTTCAGCTTCAGGAACTGGTTCAGCTTCTCGTCCGTGATGTTTTCCACGCCGACCAGCTCAAGCTTTTGCGTCAGTTTGGCTTCGGCATTGGTGACGTCCTTCTTCAGCCTTTCCAGCTGTTGCAGGTCCTTTTCCTTGATCCCGCCGATATCCACTGTCTGGGTGACTTTGCCGTCAGCCGTGACCACGTAGCCGTTATTCTCGGCGATCTCCTTGATCAGGGTCATGTCATCCGGGGCAACCTGTCCCAGGTCGAGCTTCTGCGTGATCGTACCGTCTGCGTTCACGACAACCTTACCGGCAGCCACATCGGCAACGAAGTCCTTGTAGCTGGAATAGCCCATGCCAGCAACGGTGGCGTCATCAAAGCCGATCAGGCGCAGCTCCTGCTCCAGGGTGCCGGAATCCGTGGCAATCGCTCCGGCGAAATCCCGGACCTGCTGGATCATCTCCGGTGTGACTTCATCCACGCCCATCAGCTCCAGCGTCTGTTTCAGCGTATCGTCTGACGTCTGGGCGTTGGCCGCCAGGTCGATCAGCGTCTGCATATCATCGTCCGTGATATCTTCAGCGCCGGCAAGCTCAAGCGTCTGCTTCAGCTCTGCGGTCTTATCGACCATCTTTTCCTTCAGCTTGTCAATCAGCTTCAGGTTTTCCTCGGAGACATCGCCGATGTCCAGCTCAGCCGTGAATTTCATCGCGGCTTCGGTGCTCGCGATATCCGCTGTCAGCTCCTTGTATTCCTCGGCCAGGTCAATGATGGCCTGCTGCTCCTTTGCCTTTTCGTTCAGCGCGTCAAACTCGGCGTCAAGCTGTTCAAAGGAAGGATGCGCGTCATTGTAGGCGTCCGTGAGGGCACTGATGCCGAAGACAAGGGCGCCGACCGCAGCGGCCACACCCATGATGATTCCGATTCCCGGAATGGATCCGGCGAAGATCAGGTTCGCCGCGGATGCCAGTTTCGTAATGGCGGTATAGGCGCCGATCGCGGCAACGGCAACGCCGAGCACGCCGACAAAGGCAGTGATGCCCTGCACCAGCGCCGGGTTGGCTTCGATAAACTCCGAGACAGGCTGCAGCATGTTCGTCAGCCCTTCGGCGAAGGATCCGATCATGGGCGTCAGCGCATCGCCGATGGCGATCTTTACGTTGTTCGCCGCATTCTGCATCATGGTCAGCTTCGCTTCCGTGGTGTTGTACATGACGCCGGCTTTTTCGCCCAGGGCCGTGTTCTTTTCCCACGCGCTGTTGGCCAGGTTGATCGTATTGCTCAGAAGATCCCCGGCAGATGCAAGGCCGAGGATGGCCTTGGTCTGCCGGACGTTGGTAATTCCCAGCTCATCCAGGATAACCACAGCGGACCGGCCGTTCCGTTCCGTGTCGTTCAGCCCCTGGATAAAGGCGTTCATGGTGCCGACCGCATCCTCGCCCCAGGACTGTTTGAACTGCTCCGCGCTCATGCCGGCAACGGAAGCGAACTCTTCCAGTTTGTCGCCGGTTTCGGTCGCTTTGTACAGTTTGGTGATCAGCTGGCTCATGGATGTGGATCCGGCAGCGGCTTCGATACCCAGGGAACCGACAGCTGCGGAAATGGCCAGGATGTCGCGTTCGCTCATGCCTGCCTGGGAAGCGGCAGCAGCCATGCCCTGAGACATTTCGACAACCTTGCTGGCCGTTGTGGCCGTGGAGTCGCCCAGGGCGGCAACCGTGGAACCGAGCCGTTCATAGTCGGTGGTTCCGGTAATGTTCGCGAACTGCGCCAGCATGGTCGCGGCATTGTCGGCGGTCAGGTCCGTGGTGGTACCCAGCTGCGCCATAACGGTGGTGAAGGTCTCTACATCCTTCTGCGCGATACCCAGCTGACCGGCTGTCGTAGCGATTCCGGCCAGCTCGTCCGCCGTGATCGGGATCTCCGTGCTCAGCTTCTTGAAGCTTTCGCCCAGGCCTTCAATAAAGGCATCGTCACCGCCGACCGTACGCTTGACACCGGCCATCGCGGTTTCGAAAGCAGCTGCAGCTTCCGCGCATTCCTTCAGAGAGTCATAGACCATTTCCAGGCCTTTGACAACGCCTGCGGTTTCCAGTGCCGCGGAGATGCCGCCTAGAACGTCACCGGTACTGCCGGCACTGTTCAGGGCGTCCAGTTTGGCCTTCATGTTATCCATCTGCTGTGCGCCCTGCGTGAAAGCGGAAGTGAATCCGCCGCCGAGAGCAGCGTTCAGCTCGAATAGCATCTGATAATTGGCGGCCATGTCTGCATCTCCTTTCTTTGTATGAATTGAAGGCTACCGTCTGTTCTTGGCAGCCTTCCTGATTTCTTCGTTTTCTTCTTCGATTACGGTGTTTCCGGCTCGGATCCAGCGGGTAAATTCTGCCAGGGGAAGGCTGACCCAGTACCCGACAGGCGTGTGAAAATTCTTCGCCATCCTGATCGCGTTCAGCATCAGCCATTCCCCGGCATCCTCCACACTGGCTCCTACTTCAGTAAAAAATTTCTGGTGGTGTCCTTGATCCGGTTGTAATCTTTCAGGCTCATGGCCAGGAAGGCGTCCGAACCAATGGGCTCCTTGCAGGCTTTGGCGGCGATGCCGATGATGTAATCATTGTTCAGCGCCCCGACAACCACAGCGCCTTTCTTGCGCTGGATCATCTCCTGCTCGACTTCCATGCTGTCCCGTCCGGTCAGCGCGTCGAAGTCAAAATGAAGCTCGTCATAGATGTGGCGGTTATAATCCAAAGGCTTCTTCAATGTCAGGGTAACAGCACCCGTGCTTTCCTCGGTGGACACATCCGGAGCTGAGGTAAGATCTTTCTTTTCGGTAGCCATTGTGTTTTCGTCTCCTTTCACTGATAAAAACGATGGGCTCTGGCTTTCACACCAGAGCCCGGCGGGTAATTACTTGCCCAGCGCCTTGCGGATCGCCGCAAAGTGATCCACACCGTTGACGGTGCAGATGTAGTTATAGGGATCGATCTCCCAGAGCTTCTGGCCATCCCGGTAACCGGCGTAGTACGTCACGGAGAACGTATTGGCGGTATCGGCGGGAGTCGCCGGCTGGATGTTGCCGGGGTTCATCGCCTTCGGGCGGGTCACCAGCACATACTTGTCGGCTTCGATGCCATATTCCGCGCCCACGGTGTCCCAATACTGGGCCGCGACACGCAGATCCAGGTGATGGGTTCCGGGAGCCGCCAGGGACGTAGCCGCTTCGGTGGGGCTCCGGAAGTTCAGGCTCAGTTCCATGGCTTCCATCATGCCGGTGATCGGAACATCCACGTTGCCGTTGATGCCGGCGCCGTTGATCTGCTGCACGATGAACGCGACATTCGGGAGAGTGGCCTGGGTCAAGCCCATGTAGTTGTTACCGTCTTCGTACAGTTCGAAGACCACATTGCTTTCAGGCTGCTTTGCCATCGCTTATCCCTCCTCAGCTCAGGGCTTCAGTGACATACGCCGTGTCATACTCGATGACGAAATCAATCTCCTGAGCGGGAGACGGCGGCGTAACGTACACATGAAGCTTCACGATGCCAGCCATGAGGTTGGTCATCGGGTTCTCGGAATCCAGCATCTCGCAGCGGCCGCCCAGGATGTAGCCGGAGCCGGTCAGGCCGTTCAGCCAGATGTTGCAGGAATCCAGGATGGTGTCGATCAGACGCCGGTTCATCGGCTGATCCAGTTTGCCCCAGAAGGTCCGGATCAGGGTGTTGCCAACGAAGTCGATCATCCGGGAAACAGGAATGAAGTAGTCCTTCACATCCTGGTTCGTGGGATAGCAGGCGGTGTAGTTGCCCCACACCTTGAAGCCGCCCATGAAGTTCAGACCGGTAACGACGCCGCCACCGTTCAGGATGTTGGCCTGTTCCAGGCTCAGGATCACTTCACCGCCGGCGATGGTCACCAGACCGTCGCACTGCAGACCCTTGTTGGAGGGGCTGACATAGGGCGCGGAATAGGTGGCATCGGTGGACGCGATCACGCCGGCCAGCTGGGTGGACAGATGGAACACCTTGGTGTCCAGCTTGACCATGGGCCAGCAGACGATTTCGTTTTCGTCCGTGAAGTTGTTGCTGTTCTTCAGCGCGATAACCTCATCGTAGGTGTCGGCACCGCCGGAAGCGGCAGTGGACAGGTCGATCAGGGCCTTGGCGCGGAACATGCCGTTGATCGCTTCAGCCTTCGCGGCCATCACGGCGGCAACACCGGTATTGTCAGAATAGCCGGGCGCCACGATCAGGTCGGGGATCAGGCCGATCGTGCTCATGCACAGGTCAACGGATTCGATCTTGGTCGCCACCAGTGAAGCGGTAACGCTCGCCGGGGTGACTTCATCGAAGGCAACATACAGCGTGTTGGCGCTGTAGGCGCTGCCGCCGCTCAGGACCTCAATGATCAGCTTCTCATCGGAGAAGTACAGATCATAGTCGGTGCCCAGAACCAGGGCAGAAGTGGAGCTGCTGGAAGCCTTCACCACGACGGAGCCGGGGATCGCCTTCGAGGTCAGCTCGACCTTCTTGGAAACGACGTTCTTGTCCGCTGCGGCAACGGCGCTCTTCATGGTGCTGGGATCCAGCAGGTTCACGAAGATCGCGGGAGACACGTTGAACAGCTTGAAGTGGGAATACATCGCTTCGCACAGGGGATAGGTGGCCCAATCATCGGAATAGCCCAGCTTGGACACCGCCTCGTTCCAGGTGGTGGCGAGCACAGGCACGCCGGGAGTGGCCGGGTTTTCAGCGTTCTGGATCGGGGAAGCCCCGATGAAGAACGGGACGCCAGTTTCTACCGTTACGGGAGTAACGGCGCTGGTCGCCTGTTCCGATACGTAAACGCCATGCTTAGCCATCGGTAATTAACCTCCATTCTTATTGAGCAGTACGGTAAGCCGTCTGCAGGTCACGTACAGCCGGTTTCCGGGCTGCTTGATTTGTTTTCTCGCTTCGGCCAGGTCATTACCGCTGACCAGAAGCTGCGCAATCGGGGGATACTTTTCAATCGCTGCCGCCAGCTTCCGTTCCACCTCTTCGCGGTTTCCCTCGATGATGGTGTTGTGCTGGACGGCGCTCTTGATCGTAGGACCGATATACACGAAGTAGCTGTCCTCAGCTACATGTTCAGTGGGTTGTTTCCGTCCCATACGCTTCTCTCCTCACGTTTGATCGGGGGCATCTTCCATACGGACATCATTTCACCCAGGTAAAAGGGCTTCGTGTCATCCGGATACACCAGCTGCTCGATCCCGCCTTCGTAGTCGAGCTTGAACTGCTTTCCTACGATGGGGTTGGCCATCAGGTCGATCCGGATGCGCTCCATGCAGTTGAGCAGCATGAGTCCGCCTTCCTGCTCGTCATCGCAGTACACACAGAACAGCGTCCGGACGTTGGCCAGGCCGAGGGGAAGATCCCCGGGCTGCTGGTTGTAGGCCGTGTTGATGATCGTGTGCAGGATGTACGGAGCGTATTTGTTGGATGATTTCTCATCCGGCAGCCGTGCGCGGTACACAGCCGGCGCCCTGGACGCCGGATCGGGTTCTTCCTTTGTCGGCTTCACCGGCATAATCAGCTCCGCGATCGCGGCTTCCGTGCGTTCCTTCAACGCTTCAAGCAGCAGTACGCTTGTCATGCTTCAGCTCTCCTTTACTTACCCAGGATGCGCCCGATTTCATGGGACAGACGTTCGTTGAACACTTCCATGATTCTCTTGCCCAGCGGATCCGCAACCTCGTCATCCTTCAGCATATGCGGAGTGGACGGGCCGAATTTCTTCCGGATCGGGAATCTCGGCTTTCCGACGCGCTCATACACATGACCGCCGTAGGACTGAATATCGAATGCGTGCCGCAGGTGGATCTCATTTCCGCGTTTTGCCTGGTACCTTACGCCGTCAGAGTCGGATATCTTCGGCTTGAACTCAAGCAGATCCAGCATCGCTCCGCCGTATCGGATGATCACCTTGGTAGCACCGCCACCTCCGCCCATCACCTTGACCGTGGTCTTGGTGTTTTTGGAGAACTGGCTGGCTTTGATGTTGTAAACGGCGGTCGCGTAGCGCTTCGCTTCCGTTTTACCGGCAGCTCCGGCGCGTTTCGCGGCCCGGTTTACGGCCACCATGGCCTTACCGGGAAAGGAAAACAGGACAGTGTTGACATAATCCAGGGAGTTCATGCCGGCTTCGCGGACATTCAGGTTCACGACACCCATTTACTCACCTCATTCGTCAAACGCTTCCAGTTCCAGCTTCACCATTCCCATAGCGACAGAGGATTCGGCGATGTAGTACTGCCGGAGGAATTTGTCATCCGGATCATAGATCGCGAACTTCCTTCCTTTTTCCGGCAGCGAGCCGCCGATATCGTCCAGTTTGGCGTGGAAAATCACGTCTACCCGGTAGATATTCTGCTCATGGTCGCGCATGGTCGTGGTACGGTCCTGCTCCTTCAGGTGGGTGATCAGGCAGGGAATGCCTTCCTCATCCTCACCGTCATAGGTCTCGCCGTCATAAATGACGGTTCTGAGCTCCCCGAAGGTGCTCACGTCCAGGAAGGTCCGCAGGTTATCCGCAGCTACCATTTCCTTGAAGCCCATTATTCGGTCACATCCTCGGCTTCCTGCTCCTCGGCCTTCTGCTTCCTGCCCTTCTTGGGTGCAGGAGTTTCAGCCTTCTGGGCTTCGGAAGTTTCCTCGGCCTTCGGCTCCGCCGATTCGGCGATGCCTTCCGCGATCAGGCGTTCTCCTTCTTCCTGGTCCACATCAATGGGCAGATCGTCCGGAGTCACCGGGATCACGTACGGGCTTTTTCCGCCGTTCGGAAGAGTGGGCCTGTGGCCATAACTTCCGCTGATGATCTTAATCAGCATGTGAAAGCATCTCCTTCCGTGATCCGGAAGCGGATCAGTCCACCACGTCCTGCGGCGCAAGGTCCGGCAGGTCATCGTCCGCCGGGATGCCGGGCATGGCCTGGGTGATCGCGCTGATCATCGCGGCCTTGCTCTTCAGCTTTCCGGTTTCGATGCCCATTTCCTGGGCCATTGCCTTCAGATCGGTGTACGACATCGCTTCAAGATCAATGATCTCGTGTTCGCCCTCTGAGGGCCCGTCCGGCGCGGTTCCGCCCGTGGGCGGGTTCTCGCTCGGGATTGCCGCTGCAGGCGCCGGATTCGCCCGGATTTGGTCGAATTCGGCCACATCCTGAGCTACAAGGCGCTTTGCAAGTTCATCCTCCACGTCATAAGAGCACCCGGGGTACAGAGGACCTGTTCCGTTTTTGGCTTTCGCGCCAATTACGCACAGTGCTTTGATAATCATGGCCGTCTCCTTTCAGACCTTCATCAGGTCACGTTGGCCGCATAGATCCACGGGCTGTAGTTCTTCGGAGCGGCGAAGGGCCGGCTCTCGAGGATGATCTCGCGGATCTTCCGTTTCCGGTCAACGAACAGGTCAGGCACACGCTTGCCGGTGATGGTGTCGATGTTGCCTTCCTCGTCCATGTGGACGATGTGCGCATACATCAGATGGCCGGCGTTGGGAGCGGTGACCATGATGGCGTCAGCGGGGAAGTAGTTCACCCAGGTGGTGACATACGTTCCGGAGCCGGAATCGTAAACCTTATCCTGGTACTGCTCGTCCACAACGATGACGTTCAGGTTGTAACCGCCGAAGTTCACGACGCCCAGCAGGGAAACGCCGTCATACTTGGTCAGCTCCTGCATGATGGGAGAAGCGATGATGATACCGCTCATCTTGTTGACCAGCTCGCGGAAGTCCTTGTTGGCCAGCAGCACATCGGCAACTTCCTGACCGACGATCAGGTCGGTATGGGGCAGGCCGCGGCGAGCCAGGGAACGGCACATATTCCGGACATCTTCAACGATCTCGGTCCAGCCGGTGGAAGTGGTCCACTGGGAGCCGATGGAGTAGGCGCCGTCATTGCCGACGTTGGGATCATAGAACTTCACGGTGGCCACATTGCCCACGGTTTCGGCATCCAGCATCTCGTCCACTGTGAAGCCGTTGTTGATCATGGTCTGTGCACACAGCAGTTCCTCAGTACGGGCAAACCGGCGCTCGAGCAGGGCCAGGTCTTCCTGCACCAGCTTCGCAGCGCGTTCTTCCTCAGTGCTCTTGGACAGGATCGCTTCGCCAAATCCGCGCTGTTTCAGCTGATCGGCGGTCAGGTTACGGCTCTGCTTGATGCAGGTGGGCTCGTAATCATGGATCTCGTATCCGGAACGCTTCACGTTGATCGGATCGGCATCCAGGACCATGAAGGGAGCACGGCCGTTGTCCCCGTCGCGGTACTCAACGAGCACCTTGTTGGCCGCGTAGATATCGCCGGCCCCGGTCGGGAAGTAACGGTCACGGAAGAAGGTATTCACGGGAGAAAGTCCTTCCCAGAGACCCGCCATATAGTAGGTGTCCAGGATATTCACATTCAGTGCCATGGTTGGTGTACCTCCTTACAGTACGTTCTCGCCCTGAGAAGCGCCCAGGATGATGCCGCGGATCCGCAGCGCATCACGGTCAGCTTCGGTCAGGGAAGCACCGCTGGCCAGAATCAGGGCATCTTCATTGAAGTTGCCGGAGATGTAGACCAGGGCGTTTTCATCGTTGGCAGTTCCGACGTCGATATCGCGCACCAGGACGCAATCGGCGGTCAGGGTTTCGTTGCTGGCAGCACTGGTTCCGAAAATGACCAGTTTGCCATCACCGGCAGAGCCGGAGCTCTTGGCCAGCAGAGTGCCGCGCTTCAGGGTACCGGCGGTACCGAGCTTGCGGATCACGCCAGCCTTGGTCAGAGCATGGGGTTCCAGCCCGGCAAACAGGTTCTCCTGTTCCATCACGCCGAGCTTTTCATGCAGATCACGGGTCATGGCTTATTCCTCCTTCTTTCCGGACAGCTTTTCGGACATCGCCTTGCCGGCGGCACGGCGATCCTCAGCGGTCATTGGGGTTTCTTCTTCTCCGGTAGCGGGAGCAGCTCCGACGCCATCAGCGCCGCTTTCCTGATAGTCAGCCTGCAGCTGGTTCAGGAAAGTCTTGCCCTGTTTGGCCATCTCCTGCGCAGCACGGAAGGCCATCTCCTGCGCGGTGCAGGGATTCTCGCCGTACTTGGCAGCCTGGATGGTCGCGTCATCGAACACGCCGCGCAGCTGGTCGATTTCCTCGCACCGAGCGCGTTCAGCCGTTCTGGCAGCTTCTTCAGCTTCGGTGTGGCTGACAGCCGCCTGAGCTTCGGCAAGCAGTTCCGCGGCCGCTTCCGGATTTTCCTTACGGAATTCCTCAAGGGTCATGGCTTGAAAACCTCCATTCTTGCCTGATGCATCAGGCGTATTATCTCCACCGTCTCCGGCTTCGGCTCCCTGTGTGGGCAAGGCTCCGTCCTCCGGATCGGATTCGACCACTTTGATGCCCTCGGGCAGTTCACCCAGGGCAGCGAACCGCATCTTCCGGCCGCAGGCGATCAGGGTGCGGTGATCAGCACTCACCGCCACATCTGCGTCTGCAGCTGCTTCCAGCAGTTCGTCCGCGAGACCCTTGTTCACGGCGCTCCGGCCGGTCATCATGGTCTCTTCGGCCATCATTTCGCGGATTTCCTTAATGTCCATCCCGCTCTTCCGGGCGTAGATCTCTGCCTGGCTTTCGTTGATCACGTCCAGATCGTCGGCCAGCTTCCGCAGCTTCGTGCTGTTGAAGCGGTCCCAGGCGAAAGACCAGCAGTCATGGATCAGGATGATGCTGGAAGGATTCACCTTGACGTGATCGCAGGCGCACATGATCAGGCTGCCGCCCGACATGGCAGCGCCGTCCACGACACAGGTGATGTCCATGCCGGCATCACTCAGCTCGCGCAGCCGGTTATGGATCGCGATGGACACGAACGCATCACCGCCGCAGCTGTTCAGATGAATCGTC